CAAACCTCTCATAGTATCTTGAAACTCTGGACTTGTATCCTTTGGAGTGCTTCCATCAGGAGGACTACGATCAAGTTTTCCTAAGTCAGCATCTTTTGCAGCATCAGCAGCTAGTTTATCAGCTTCAGGATCTCTAACATTTTGTATTCCTTTATTTACTGCGTCTTTATACTCTTTTTCTGCCTTTCTTTTTTTATTAAAATCCTTCACAAGAGATGCAAAAGAAGTAACTGCCTGATAACCTTTTCTTACACCACGAGCTCCAAGTTCAAGTGCTTTACCTGTCAACCAAGCACCAGCACCTTGCCTTCCAGCATAAGCATCTTCATTAAATTGCTTAAAGGATTTCATTTAACCAATAATGGTATCAAACCATTCTTGAGTCATACCAGCAATAATCTTATCTGCTGCTTCATGGTCTACAGCATACTTCTCTTCAATAAGATGATTTACTACCTTCTCATAATTCTCATGAATCTTTTGACTTTCTTTAGGTGTAGGTTTCATTGTAACAAAAAGTACTTTATTATCTATTTATCAATTATTGAATAACTAGCATAGAGGGTTTATCTCTTGCATTTTGTTTACTGCCAGTATTTTCTACATACCAACCATCACCTTGTCCAGATCCATCTTGCCAATCATCATATCCATAGTTGCCAGTATCATGCCAAGAAGTAGTTTCTGTAGTACTACTAGTGTTGTAATTCCAAGTAGCACAATAACAAGGATCATACTGTGAACTGTTATTACTACCATTACGATATGGAGTTTGACCAGCATTTGGACCAGAACTTGGATTCCAAACACCCCAACCTTGACAATCATAATCACTATAATAATGTCTACGGGCTAAAGCACTACCATTCCAGTCTAATTGTATTCCATACGTATTAAACTGTTGTGACCATGCTCTATTAGTAGGCATTGTTTGAGCACTACTGAAAGAACTACACCAATATATGTGAGGAATACCCAACCAATTACCAGTACCAATAGTACTCATACCACTATTGTCATATGCAAGATGCATTACCTTAGTATAAGGAATATCTTCGCAATTGACACTGAAACTAATTTCAGGTCTCATATCGGTGTCAGTTGGATTGTAGCCACTATTATTACCATCACATCCAACATCTGATGCATAAGCAGTTGGTCTTGGTTGATGGTTGCCACTTGCGGTATTCGCATATTTTTGTGCGTCATGGTTAGCAATAACCATCCATCCACCACCACTACCCCAATCAGGGTCCATTATACAATATAATTGTCTAGCAGTAGTACCATTACCCTTAATCCAATAGAATCCATTTGCACGTTCACCAGCATCATATAATACCTTTGCACTTACAGCAGGATTAGATTGAGAATTACTACTTCCTGCTCCACCACCACTTCCAGAAGTATCAGTAATAGCTATTGGTACAGTTTCTCCAATTCTTTCTATTCTAGCAGCATCGGTATAAACTCTAGCAGTAAAATGATCAGGATGATTTATTTCATATAGACTATCAGATTTTGGTGAAACTGAGAATGTTGAAATCCCAGAACTTAATGTAGTTACACCAACAGGGGTGTCAAAATCATATGCTGTAGAAACATCCCAATATAAAGTAGCATCACTAGCAATATCAGCACTGACAGCAGTTATGGAAATTTGTACAAAAGAACCTTCACTAACTAAAGCAGTAGATATACCAAGAGTTGCCCAAGTATCAGGATCTCCACTAACTTCTTTAATTCTTGATACTAACTTATTTGCATCATATTCCATTATGAAAGATTTATCTGTTCCGTTTATACTTTCAGTAAATGATGTTATTAGTCCAACACTATCATATAAAACATTTTTGTACTTAGTATTTCCAAACTCTACTTCAGTTACATTATTATTTACATCGGTAGTTATACCACTAGCCCTTTGCCATTCTTTAACAGAAGTATCAGCACCACCAGAACCACCACCAGGATCTAAATGGTTATTATTTACTGCAGATCCTACGTACCTACCCATTTTGCTTAATACGATAAAGTTTTCTCATAATCATTATTTATATTATAGTTACTGTGGTTGTATGAAAAATGCAGCAGCATTATCACTGGCATTCCCCCACTGTTGATTACCACTACTACTACCAGCAGGTCCACCCATCCAATGTAGATTGGTGTGAATACGAGCATTACTTATAGTCCAACATATTGGAGCACCACTAGCACCCCATATTTGGTTCTGCCAAGATCCATTATAGTTATGATCACTTACCCAATAACTACCATTACCACCATGATTTCCATCGTTAGAACATAATGTTCTACTCTCATATGCATATCTCATAATCTCCATTCCAGTTCCACTATTATTATGGTCTAATTTTAGATCATATGTTCCAGTAGGATCTTGACTGCTTCCCCAGTTAGGAAGAGTTTCACTGTTAACATACTCAAATATCATACTACCTGCACGGCTATTTAAGAAATTATCAGTAGGACTACCAGTAACACGCATCATAAATGCTTGATGACTTAACTCATTTATATCTGAAGAGTGTAATTTTCCAGGTTGATTGACATTAATTTCATCATCAATCCAACTACCACCTGCATTTATAGCAGAAGTACCTGACAAAACATCTGTATTATTATTCATCTGGGCAACTTTTATCCATCCACCATCACGGAAAGTAACGTAAGTTTGGAATGCGGTATTAGATCCTGATGATAATTGGAACCAATATTTACCATCATCTGCTGCAGTTTTACCTGCTTTAAAGGTATTAAAGTTTGTGATAGGTTGACTCTGACTACCTTCACCACTACCTCCTCCACCACCAGTACCAGTATCATTAATAGATATATCGACACTTTCTCCAATTCTTTCCATTCTAGCAGCATCGGTATATATTCTTAGTCTAAATTTAGAAGGATATCTAAGCTCGTATATACTATCATCTTTTGGAGTGACACTAAAATTACCAGTACCACTACTTAGAGTGACTTGTCCAGTAGTTATTTCAAATTGATAATCATTAGAAACATCCCAATATAAAACAGCAGCAGCATCAAGACCATTACCACCAGTTACAGTACAATTAAAGGCAGATCCTTCTGTGGAAGTAGTTGATGCGAAACTAACACTAGCTGTTGGTCCAGTATGTTCTCCTTTTATAATTCTTTTAATTTGATACTGTCCATCATACTCAATTCTAAAATCTTCATCAGATTGACCAAAGTTTTCAGTATATGATGTTATTAGTCCAACGCTATCATATAAAACATTTTTATACTTAGTACTACCTAGTTCTAGTTCAGTTACATTATTATTAGATGTATTAGTAACAATACCTGCTTTAGTAAACTCTTCCACCTGCACAGTACCACCGCCACCTTGTGCTCTTCGACCACCAGTTCTTACATATCTGCCCATATTATTAATAGAAGTACTATACCTGTCTACTATTTAGTTATTACATACCTGCTTGAAACTTATTCCATTCAATTGCGTTCTTAATTTGAAATGTTCTATTTGATATATTTTTAATAATTTCTTCTAAGAATTTTAATGTAGTATCATAATATCTAATCTTAAGATCTATCTTTTGAACTTTTTCATCTGCATCCATATATCTTTGTATAGCATCCTTTTCTCTTACCTTATATCCAAAAGGTTCTTCAACATATACTTCTGCTGGTGCTTTGCCAGTATAGTAATTATGCCTTTCTAATCTTGTTTTATTATATTGTTCTCTTGCTTTCTCACGCAATAAAGTAATCGTATTATAAACTGTATAATACTTTGAGTGTAATTGGGGAATCTTCAGTGATTCATCATGTAGATTATCAGGATCAATGACAGCATCTCGCTCCCACATCTCCTGAATTTTGTCAAGATTCATAAAGAACTAGTCAAATCGTAAATAGTATACTTGAAAGATGCCTCTGCTGTAAAATACTGTATGTCAGGTGTAGTTGCATCAAAATCTAAAGATGTTAAAGAGATTGGAAATAAATCTAAAAATTTTACCTTTGCAATTTCTCTAAGATTGCTATTTAATATTCTAAGAGTACCATCACAAAATGCTTCTTTAGGATCTCTTTGATCAGCATCATCAGTTGTTAAATCTCTATATTGCTTTGTAGATTCTGGAAATCCTAAACCAGTTAACCAATTATAAACTGCCATATAGTTTTCCATATTCTCATCAACCAAAAACTTTAAAGTGAAATCACCATAGGTTAATTTTTCACCAGGAATATCAATATCCTTCAAATATGTTGGTTGAGTAGCAAGTGCTAAAGATAACTCTGGTATTCTAGCACTATTTGATAGAAAGTCAATTTTAGGGTACTTTGAAAGATTAAACTTAAACCCTACTGATGATAAGTAATTTCTATTTTCAATTTGTTTATTGAATATACTAGAAGTCATTATATTTTTTTAAATATTTAGACAAAAAAAGAGACCCCCGAAGGAGTCTCTTTATTAAAGGAATTATATCCTTTCTTCTTACATAAGGTTGTTAACCTGAACACGCCTGTAGTAGCGGTTGGAGTTCTTAGTAAGTGCTCCAAGTCCTTGGGTTGTACCTTGTGAGAATGGGTTCTCGACGATGCCGTAGCGAGTCTTGAATCCAATTTTTGGTTGGAATGTGTCCTGACCAACTGCACGAACCATCTGTAGTGGAACGTATGGGCAGTAAAACAGTCCAGCGTCATAAGGTGAAGAACCCTTGTATCCAACAACGTAGTACTGATTAGCAGCAACGTTTGCAGAATAAGGATCGATGTACACTTTGTACTTACCTTGAAGAACACCAGCAAATGTATTGCCTGTGTCATCTACGTTCAAGTTAGCATTAAGTGCAGGTGTGTAATCTAGTACACCAGCCATTGTTAGGGCAGAAGCAACATCAGCAGATGTTAGAATCATATTACCCTTCCCACGACGAGTTCTTTGTGCGATTGCGTTAGCATCACGCTCGATCTGGAAAATAAGTCCCTTGAACTTCTCAACTGACCATCTTCCGTTGGAGTCAACGTCTAAGTCAAATCTACCAGCGTTAGCAACGTTTGCTTGAGCACCAGACTCAGCAACATTGTAAATGGTACGAATAACTTCACGGTTGATCTCAGCAAGGATCTCAGTAGAAAGAATGTTAGCAAGTTCTGCTTCTGCATTCAAACCGTGAATCGCCTTGAGGTCTTGAGCAAGCTCTAGTGAGTACTCAGCTTTCAACGCACGAGATTTCGCAGTAACTGTTACCTTCTCGATGCTGAATGCCATCTGGTTGAAGTGCTCAGATTCACCGAGTCCTTCAGCAGCGTCTGTACGCATACCTTGACCTACGTTATAGGTTCCAGGTGATGAGTCGTTAAGAGCACTTGGGTTTGTACCAGACTGTGCAGTTGTACCCAAACCAACAGCAGCATTTGTCATGCCATCTGTTTCGTTGAATCCAGAATCTTGTCCAGAGAATGCTGTATCTACTTCGTCGAACAGAGCTTCTGTGCCACTCTGTGTCTTGTAGCGTGAACGCATTGCGAAGATTAGTCCAGTAGGACCATTCATTGGTTGAACACCAGCAAGGTCATATGCGACCAAGTTTGGCATTGAACGTCTAATCAATGAGATTAGAACGGGGTCGAAACCAGC